TTTCATCTAAGATTATGAAACATATTTATAAAGATAAAGCCACAGGTAATGAAATAGAAGTTTTTAAAGTTAAAATTACGGACCAACCTTCAAACAAGGGTGGTAATATGAAAGCAGGCAAAGGAGGGGACTATAAAACTTTATTATCAGAAGAATTTTCTACGTTAGAAGAAGCTGTAGAATCAAGAGATAATTACTATAAAGAAAATCCTGGCAAAAGAGTAGTTGACCCTACGAAAAAAAGTGAAGCTAAAAAGAAAAGAAGAGAAAATGAAAAATTAGCAGGAGGAGATGAAAAATTTAAAGCCGGTAATAATGAAATTCAAAAAGGACACTCTACTAATATAGAAGGTAAAAATAAAATTAAACCTAAAAATATAATCTATACACCAACAGATATTAACTCTAAAATGGGTGGTAAAGCAGGATCTGTTGATGCTCAAAACCCAAGTTCGTTAGATAGTCTAGATTTAAAACAAAGAAACACTGAAGCAGAAATAGAAAAAATTAAAAAAAGTAAACTTCCTGCCGCTGAAAAAAAAAGATTATTAGCCATAGAAGACAATAAATTAATGCGATATGTTGCTCAATCTGATGGTTATAAAACAGCCGTGTTGAGTGATGGTGGTGAGTATGGTACTAATTTTAAAAGTTTACAATCTCAAGATATGTTTGATGAATTTCCAAATATGACCGAAAAACAAGTAAAAGAATTTGTCGGAGAATACTTTACTCAAAAAGGAGATTTACAACCAAAATATAAAAATGCAAAAGATCTTCCTCAATCTGTACAAGATAATATCGTTAAAGCTTACACGTTTAATGAAAATGTAAAAAACGCTCAAGCTAATGCAACAAAATCAAAAAAAGTAATGGCTTTCTGTCCTGCAGGAACTGCAAAAGTTACAAAGGCAGGTGGGGGTAGAGTACCTTATGCGGATGGACCTGTGTGTACACCAGAAGAAGCCGTTAGAGGAATGAATGAAGAAATTGAAAAAATTAAAAAAGGAAAGGCTAGTGCAGGTGAGTCAAGTAGAACTGTAAACAAACTTAAAAATTTAGGTTCGTTAGGGATGAGAGGTTTAGTTAAAGCTGGTTTAGTTTCTGAAGTTTTGTTTGAAGCAGCTCTTGGGTTTGATAAAGTAGTAAGTGAAGGTCAATCTCCAATGCAAGCTTTTCGTCAATCATATTTAACAGCACCATTAAGAGGACTTGGTGTTATGAAAAGTTTTGAAGAAGGTGAAAAAGAAGAAATACTAGCTGCTGCAAGAGACAAAGGTAAAGTAGGTAGAGTTTTAGATTTACAAAAACTAGTAGCAGATAAGAATAAACTTGCAAATAAAATTGAAAGTTTAAAAGATAATTTAACTAAAGTTAAATCTATTGATGGCAATAGTTTTATGGCAGATGATGGCAATAATTTTATGGCAGAAAAAAATATTTCAGATGCAAAAGCCGAACTACAAGATATGCGTAGATCAGGAGAATTAACTAGAGCAGAACAATTGTTTTCAACTAAACCACAGGATTTAAATATTAAGGATCAATCTTTAATGGATGCTTACAATAATGCGATTGAAAAAAGAAAAAATATTGCAGCAGAAAAAGGTCTTATAGCTCAGAGTAAAGCAGCTGATAGAAATAGACTTAGAGATAGAATGAAGGCAGAAGGTATATTAACAACACAAGATGCAAAAAATGAACTTCAAAATATAGGTGATTACTACGGACAAGGTTTTACTCCATATGGTATAAACAAACTTTATGAAGATGCTGGAATGCAAAACCCAGGTTTTGGAATTGAAAAAGTAGGTCCAAGAACAGGAAAGTATAATGAAGAAAAAGGTTTACAAGAATATTTAGACTCTATGAGAACTCAACAGATTGCAGATGCAGGAGGAGTTGCCAACATGGCAAATGGCGGCATAGCTAACTTAATGAAAAAGTATTATGACTAAAAACAATCCAACACTTGTAAAAAACATGAAACATGTTAAATGGGAGAGTATCCCTCCACTTAGAGGACCCAATCCTCAAGGGTTGATTAAAGAGAAGAAACAAGATAAACTCATACAGGAGAAAAAATATGGCAGATATAGATAAAGGGCTTCCTAACACTCGTACTCAAATTGACATTCCTTCAGAAGAGGAAATGCAAGAGGAAGTAAGTATTCAAGAAGAAGATATTGATAAAGGACCTGTAGAGGTTATCCCAGAAGAAGACGGTGGAGTTACATTAGACTTTGAACCGGGATCAATTAATATACCTGGAACAGAATCACACTTTGATAATCTAGCTGACATTTTACCTGACGATATTTTAGAACCTATTGGAAATGAAATGGTTCAAAATTATATGGACTACAAATCTTCTAGAAAAGAATGGGAGAGCACTTACACAAGTGGTTTAGATTTATTAGGTTTCAAATACGAAAACAGAACAGAACCTTTTCAAGGAGCTTCAGGTGCAACGCACCCAGTATTAGCAGAAGCAGTTACCCAATTTCAAGCGCAAGCTTACAAAGAATTGTTACCATCAGATGGACCTGTAAGAACACAAGTCATCGGTGTTAAGAATCCCGAAACAGAGCAACAGGCAGGACGTGTTAAAGATTACATGAATTATTTAATCATGGATCAGATGAAAGAATACGAATCAGAATTTGATTCTATGTTATTCCATTTACCTCTTGCAGGATCTACTTTTAAAAAAGTTTACTATGACGTAAGCATGGGAAGAGTAGTATCTAAGTTTGTTCCAGCAGATGAATTAATTGTCCCGTATACAGCTACCTCATTAGATGATGCGGAGTCAGTTATTCATACTGTGAAAATTTCAGAGAATGAGTTAAGGAAACAACAAGTCAATGGTTTTTATAGAGATATAGAAATAGGAACTCCCGGTACAGAAACTAACGGTGAGCTTTCTAAAAAAGAACGTGAATTAGAAGGAACTAAAAAAACAGGTAAGAACGAAGCTGTTTATACTCTATTAGAGTGTCATGTAAATTTAGATTTGGAAGGTTTTGAAGACACGGGCTCAGATGGTGAGCCAACAGGAATCAAACTTCCCTATCTTGTAACGGTTGAAGAAGGAAGCAGAATAATCCTTTCTATAAAAAGAAACTATGCTCCGGAAGATATGAAAAAAAATAAAATACAATATTTTGTACATTTTAAATTTTTACCAGGTTTAGGTTTTTATGGTTTCGGTCTAATCCACATGATAGGTGGACTGTCTCGTACGGCGACCGCAGCTTTAAGACAGTTATTAGATGCGGGAACGCTTTCTAATCTGCCGGCTGGATTCAAACAACGTGGAGTTAGAGTTAGAGATGAAGCATCACCAATTCAACCAGGTGAGTTTAAAGATGTAGATGCGCCAGGTGGATCTTTAAGAGATGCATTCTTTCCTTTACCTTATAAAGAACCTTCAGCTACTTTATTACAGTTGATGGGTATAGTTGTTCAAGCCGGACAAAGATTTGCTTCAATTGCTGATATGCAAGTGGGAGATGGGAATCAAGGAGCAGCAGTTGGAACTACAGTTGCACTTCTAGAAAGAGGTTCTCGTGTTATGTCTGCAATTCATAAAAGATGTTATGCAGCAATGAAGAATGAATTTAAATTATTAGCAAAAATAGTTTCACAATACCTACCGCCAGAATATCCTTATGATGTTGTTGGAGGTCCAAGAAATATTAAACAATCTGACTTCGATGATAGAATAGATGTTGTACCCGTTGCGGATCCTAATATATTTTCAATGTCACAGAGAATTACATTAGCACAAACACAATTACAAATCGCAACAAGTAATCCACAGATGCACAACATGTACCAAATTTATAGAAATATGTATAATGCAATTGGAGTTAAAGATGTAGATACAGTTCTACCACCACCGGCACCCAATGCACCAATTGATCCTAGTATGGAACATATAAATGCGTTAGGTTCAAAACCTTTTCAAGCATTTCCTGACCAAGATCACAGAGCCCATATCACTGCTCACTTAAATTTTATGTCGATTAACATGGTAAGAAACAATCCACCAGTTATGGCTTCAATTCAAAAAAATATATTAGAGCACATTAGTTTAATGGCACAAGAACAAGTTCAAATGGAGTTTAGAGAACAGATGATGCAACTTCAAGTGCTACAACAACAGGCAACAAACAATCCACAAGCAGCACAGATGTTAAAACAGATAAACAATACAATAGAATCAAGAAAAGCAGTGTTGATTGCAGAGATGACTGAAGAATTTATGAAAGAAGAAAACGAAATTACTTCTCAATTTGATTCAGATCCACTTTTAAAATTAAAATCAAGAGAAGTTGACCTAAGAGCAATGGAAAATGAACGAAAAAAAGAAGCTGACAAGACAAAAGAAGATCTTGATAGAGCAAAACTAATGCAATCAAGAGAATTAGCGGAAGATAAAATGGATCAAAACGAAGAATTAGCAGAATTACGTGCTAATACTACTTTAGCTAAATCTGGAATTAAAGAAATGTCTGGTCTTGACGGAAATTAATGATATGTTAAGTTAAAAAAAGGTAAAAACTATGATGAACTATAAAAAATGCAAAACAATGGCAGTTCCAAGTCAAAATGTTGAAGTAGATCCAAGATCTAAAACAACTGCTGACGGTTCTTTCAACTATATTCCTACTGGAGACAAGGAAAAAGTTAAAGGACAAAAAAGAATGCTAGCTGAAAAAAAAAGAACAGCTACTTGGTACTAACATGTGGTTATCGGCAATTAAATTAGCCATTTCTGCTGGTAGTAAAATTTATGCTAACAAGCAGAGAACGAAAATAGCTATGTCTGATGCACAATTAATGCACGCATCTAAAATGGCCGCTGGTGAAGAAGCTTACCAGGGAAAATTACTAGAATCTAGAGATTCAGATTGGAAAGACGAGGCGGTTTTGATAATTCTCTCAACGCCAATAGCAATTCTGGCATGGGCAGTAATAAGTGACGACCCAACCGCTATGGACAAGGTAAAATTGTTCTTTGATATGTTCTCACAGCTTCCTTCATGGTTCACAAATTTATGGATACTTGTCGTGGCGAGTATTTATGGTATAAAGGGTACACAAATATTTCGTAACGGAGGAAAAAAATAATGGCACTAAAAGATATATTACCAGGAGATAGAAAAAATAATAAAACTATTCCTGTATCACATTCAAAAGATCACCCAGATGTTCAAAACTTAGCTGATAAAAAATTAGA